CCACCGTGCCTAAGCTGGTAAAGGTGCCAGCCGAGTTCATCTCATACAAGGTGTTCCCCATAATCGTAAAACAGCGTCCGTTTTGGGCAAATAACCCACGACACGGACCCGACGTCGATTCTGAAAAATCTTCAAGGCCGGGAGTGGGATATAACACGACCTGTTCTGCGCCTCCCAACTCTAATCGCTCTGGATACAGATTCATACACCGTTCCGGACGCGCCAAACGACTTTGTGACTCATACGCAGGACCACAGAAGCCGGGATACGACGGCATTAGAACAACCCTCCTCGAAATTGGCTATTCGTCATCGTCCGGCTTCGTCGCGTCAGTGACGGATCAATCGGCACCTCGCGTATCCGCACATTGGCACGCTTAATGCGTAGCATCGAACTCGATGCTTGGTTGCGGAGGTCCGGCGATACGGGTATCCCATAAAAGGGAGCCAGTTCGACGGCCAGATTGCTCCGAATGGCCCGTTCATACCCCGGCGGAAAGGTATAGGCGGTACTCAGGTCAGCAAACTCTGTGAGGGGTGTGGGGAGATACAGCACCAGTTGTGTCGTGCCGACATTTGGGACCGGCCAGACAGAAATATTCCCCAGTCCCGCTGTCCACTCATGGTCAAACCAGATGCCCTGAATCAGCCCCGATTGTAGCGTCTTTTGGGAAATTCCCGCATACTCCCCATCGCTAAAGAGTTGTCGTGGCACCTCGACCGGCGTACTTGACCCCGTATCGAGAATCAATCCGACACTTTCAATCCACACAGGACGCGCCATATCAATCGTCCCGCCGCTGCCAATCGTATAGCTGGAGGTGCCACTCGCTAACGTATGGGTCTGGCGCTTTACCGTATAAATGGTGTTACGCTGAATCCCTAACTGGTCGATCCACTCGTTGAGGACGTTGAGGGCGAGTGCCGCATCTTCACTGGAGATGGTATCAATCGCATCCGCAACCCCAATAGACTGGAGTGCGCGAGTGGCGAAGTCATTTGCGCTTGGCATTAGTGTGCGCCTCCGGTACTCGCGGCCAGAAATGTCGCGTTAGCACTCCCTGATGTATAGGCACTCACCCTTGCCCGAACCATGCGATACCCTGCGACATTAGCCCTCCACGCACCGGCAGCAGTCGTTGAGGACGCCGCCGTCGCACTATTCGACGGGAGCATATTCAAGGCGACAAAAGTTTCTCCATCCACCGACGCTTCAAATTGTACCGTCAGGGTAAAGGTGCCGGAGAGTTGCAATCCGACTGCCCCTAAGCCTCGGACGTCAAACTTCAGGACCTCTCCATTGGCATCAAAGATACGGTCAGCAATCGGCGCAGCCAGACTCATGACCCACCTTGCAGGATTGACTTCACCCTGTCTTTGACTGACTGTTTAAACGACTCTTCCGTCAGGCCAAGTTGAGAGGCAATTTCCGCGATGAGCGCCCGAACCGCGACATTGCTATCGATCCGGTCAATCGCCGCCTGTTCCTGCTCGATGCCTTGCGCGTGATAGTCTGTGGCCCATTGCGCCAATTTACTGGCCGATGGCTGTCGTCCCGGTCCTTCCCATCGGACAATCTTCTCATCGTCGCCGGAGCCACGAATCACCACCCGCGCTGTGGGTTCTTTCCACCGTATGATTTCTGATAAATGATGACTCATATTAAACGTCCACTTCTAGAAGAACTATGGTTGACGTGCTGGAGTTCAGACCCACATATACCGTCCCTGCGTCGGCTTGACTCATAAATTGGGTTTTGTAGACGATCTCGCTGTCCGTTTGTGGATCATCAAGCACCGACCAAGATGAACTGCCTGTGTAAATCGTGCCAGTATCAGCCGTGTAAGCTTGGGAGTTTTCGACGGCTATTGTCGTCGAATCGCGCAAGAGTTGTGTGTGACATCGTGTATTGCTTGTCACTTTGCCCACCCCGTTGTGGGACACCAGCACCAAGATTTTGTTATCGGAGTCTGCGGGGGTGATCGACGCAGTGAGTCCCGTGTCAGCCATCGTGCTGGATGTTGACGACGTTGCCGACGTATCTACTCCATAGACAACCTGAAGAATCTTGCCTCCGCCAGACGCCGCCGCCCACCCGATATCATTGCCATCGGCCATCGTCAGGACATTCCCTGAACTGCCTTTGGCGAGTCGTGCGCCGGTCACAGCCCCACTCGTCCCGACGAGTAGGTCCCCGCGTGTCGTTAGCGGAGAAACATCCGCAAACGTCGCCGCAGGAGTCGCACTGGTCACATTGCCAGTGCCTGCGCCCTTCAGATAGTTTCCGCTGGTATGCGTACCAACGCCTGTGCCACCTTTTGCCACCACAAGGGTTGCGGTACTGGTGATTGCCCCCGTTCCGGCTCCAAGTAAGACGGAACCAGACGTATGGGTGGCTGCACCGGTCCCGCCACGGGCCACCACAAGGGTGCCAGCGGTCATATTATCGACGTCGAGATAGTAGGAGCCGTCCTCACCATCAAGGGTTTCGGCATCTCCGCCACTCGCTCCAACACGCCCGGAGGCTGAGGAGGCGAGGAACGTCACATCGGCGCTGCCAGAGGTATACGCACTCACTCGCGCTCGTATGAGCTTCAAGCCAGCCACATTCGCTGACCATGCACCCGCCGACGTGGAACTGGTGGCCCCTGAAACGCTGCTACTTGGCAGCATCCGCAGAGATACCCACGTTTGTCCGTCTACGGTGGCTTCAAATTGTACCGTCAGGGTGAATGTGCCGCTTAATTGGAGGGCGACACCGCCCAATCCACGCACATCAAGGAGTAAAAGTTCGCCATTCGCATCAAAAATGCGAGAAGCAAGCGGGGCAGCAACCATTGTTAGCCCTTCTGACGCGCTTTGCGTCGTGGTTTAGCGTTCGTTTTAGGTTTCGCTGGAGCTTTCGACACGACACTCCAGACCGCAGGCGATGATGCCCACTCCGACCCTAATGCGCGATCTTCCTTCTCAGAATGGACCATCCGTGTCGCGCCGTCACGGTGATACTTTACGCTCGGATATGATTGATGTATGTACGGAATTGCAGCAGCCACGATGAATCCTTTCCCTGCCATACCTGTGCCAGCATCATGCCGCCTAGCACGCTCATTGCCACCATCGGCAAATACATCTGGTGTTCACTTAAAAAATTGTATTGCGGCACCACTAACCGTGGGAAGACGGAGAGTAATATCCAGCCACCCGCCCATGTCCATACTGGTGCCTGCTGCCACGTCTTGACCATGACAAGAATATCATGATCCACGGTGAACCCGAACGGCCAGACCACCAAGGCTAAGAGGCGAAACAATGCCCCGATCTGGGTGCCAAAGAACTCCGCCCAGGACAAGGACGATCCTCCCGCATGAACCGGCAGCGTCATCCACGCGCTGAACGTCGGCCATTGCACCAGACAGAGCAACGCCACCACTCCCGCCGCATAGCCCATGAGCTTCACATGCTGGCGATAGATCAGACAGGTCCAGAGCATTAAGGCCATAATCACTACGCCGATTTCCTTGGTCCATCCAGCCAGAATTACGGCAACCGCCGCCACTATCAAGCCCCGCTGTCCATTGCGAAGTCCCCAGAGGGCGACCAGCGCACAGCAGGTCAGGAGGAGATCGCCACGGACCGCCACATAACTCACCGCTTCGGTCATGAGCGGGTGAATAGCAAAGATGCCGGAGGCAAAGACCGATCCTAGCCGTCCAATCATCGGAAACGCAATCATAGCGATTAAAACGCTGTTCACTAAATGAACACCCACATTCAACATGTGAAACGAGAGGGGACTAAGCGGCAAGCCGAACGAGACTGGAAGTTCCGCCTGTAGTTGAAAACTCAAGTTTGTCAAGGCCCGACTCGGCCATGTCCACAGAATCTCCTGATGTACGGCTCCTAACCAGCGCACATCTTCGTAGACGAATGGCGCAGCCTTCATCGGCAAATACATGCAGAAAGCCAGCGCGACAAGCAGCGCTACTGAGAGGCGATAATCTTCTGTCTCGTAATCCATGCGTGCGCCGCAATCGTTTCCTGTAACCTGTATAAGTTCATGACCGGAGTCAACCGCGCTAACGCCCGGTCGTATTCTCCATGCTGCGCTTCGAGCAAGGCCAGATTGGTTTGGGCGACCGAAACCCCACTAGCGCGTTCATTGTATGAACGGTCTGGATGTTGCGCCAAGCGGGTCGAGCGCTGAAAACAGTCAATGGCAAAGTATTCGGCGCGGTCAAGGAGATAGTGCGCCCCCAGATTGTTCCACGGACGTGGTTTGTCGGGAGATTCCTCGATGGCCTGCCGCCACAGATGCAGCGGATGGCCCCACCGAA